CTCCTGCAGTTACAGAAACAGTGATGCATTCTAAAAAACAATCGCAAAAGTCTAAGTCTTTTGTTAAGAATCCATTACTTAACGAGTTATTAAATGATACTGCTTCTAGACCGTTAAATTTATCAGAGGGCGGTATGATGTCATTTACTTCTGATATGGCACAAGCTTTTGGAGCTATGCGTAGCAACGAGCCTTCTATTATACCATCACATGATTTAGATGGTCGGCCAGTAAACGTAAATAACGATAGTGTAGCTACTGTTGTTAATGCTATGAATAAAGATTATTCGGCATTAATGAAAGCTATTGATAAGAAGAAAGGACGTTAATGGCAAGAACCATTTATCAATATAAACCGTTTGTTAATACTAGTGATACAGCTGTTGGTATAAAAATACCATTCAATCAAGCTGCTTTTAGTAAAAACGATAGATCTAGTATAGTCGGTAATGTATTGAGTGGTTCTTTTCAGTCGACTAGCGGTAAGGGTGTATTTGCATTATCATATACTACGGAAGATCAAGCTATTAGTAATCTTACTAATTTATTGCTTACCCGTAAAGGCGAACGATATATGCAACCAAATTTTGGTACAGATATATATGACAGTATCTTTGAACAAAATACTGATGTGTTAGCTGATAATTTACAGTCTAGTTTAGAGGAAGATATTGGTTATTGGTTACCTTATATAACATTGATTAATGTTGATGTATTTCGTGAAGCTCGTAATGAAAATGTGTTAAATATACGTATCGTATTTCGAGTTACGAATACAGGGGCTAATTTAGTAATAAACGTTTTAGCTCAAGAAAATACAATAATAGTATCCCAAACCACTCCTCAAGTTGATGTTAATCGTCAATTAACAGCTGTAGGAGTATTCGCATCTAGGAGAATATAATGGATTTAGTTAAAAAGGATGTAAAGTACTTAAATAAAGATTTTGCACAGTTTAGGCAAAATTTAATCACGTTTGCAAAACAGTACTATCCAAATACTTATAATGATTTTAACGAATCGTCGCCGGGTATGATGTTTATAGAAATGGCATCTTATGTCGGAGACGTTTTATCGTTTTATGCAGATCAAAGCTTTCGCGAATCTGTATTATCTAATGCATTAGAAGAAAGCAATGTTTTAATGCTTTCACAACTGTTTGGATATAAGCCTAAAGTCAATACGCCTGCCATTGTAGATTTAGATGTATATCAATTAATACCTGCCATTGGTACTGGCACAAATGCACGGCCTGATTTTCGATATGCTTTAAACATTAAACATGGCATGCAAGTTGCTACAGATTCTGTAACGGCTCCTATAAAATTTCGTACAATTCAAGATGTAGATTTTACATTTAGTAGTTCTTTAAGTCCTATGGACATATCTGTGTATGAAATCGACGGTTCCGGTAATGTTCAATATTATCTGCTAAAAAAGTCTGTACAAGCCGTGTCGGGTGAAGTTAAAACTTCTACGTTTACATTCGGAGACCCTAAGCCGTACGATAAAATTACACTACCAGAATCAAATGTATTAGATATTATTAGTGTTACTGACGATGATGGTAATATTTGGTATGAAGTCGATTATTTAGCACAGGATACAGTATTTGACGATGTAGTTAACATACCGTACAATGATGCAGAACTTTATATCTATCGAAGTTCGACTCCTTATTTATTAAAACTACGTAGAACAGCACGTAGATTTGTTACTAGATTACGTGAAGATAATCGTATAGAACTGCAGTTCGGGTCAGGTGTTAGTTCAGATGCTGACGAAGAATTAGTACCTAATCCTAAAAATGTTGGGTTAGGTTTAGAATATTTAGCTCGCACAACTAATTCAAATTTAGATCCTAGTAATTTTTTATATACTAGTACATATGGTTTAGCTCCTAACAATGTAACATTGACAGTTACATATAGTGTAGGTGGTTCTGTTAATGATAATGTAGCTTCAAATACACTTACTAAAATAGGAAATATTACTTATAATACTGCAACTGAACTATACGGTTTAGATTTAACTGATACTAAAGCTAGTGTAGCTGTTAATAATCCTATTTCTGCTACAGGCGGTAAGAGTAAAGAATCACTTGAAAGTATACGGCAAAATGCTATGGCGAGCTTTGCAGCTCAAAATAGAGCTATTACACGTGAAGATTATATAACTAGATGCTATGCAATGCCAGGAAGATTTGGTTCTGTAGCTAAAGCTTATATCGTTAGTGATTTTCAATTAGACACGTCAGATCGTGAATATCCTAGCGATACTATTCCTAATCCGTTAGCATTAAATTTATATGTATTATCGTACGACGCTAATCGTAATTTTACAGAACTTAATCCGGCAACTAAAGAAAATTTACGTACATACTTATCTAATTATCGTATGTTGACAGATGCAATTAACATAAAAACTGCATATATAGTTAATGTCGGAATAGAAGTGGATGTTGTACCCGTGCCTAGTTATAATGCTAACGAAGTAATTTTAACATGTATCAGCAAGCTTAAGCAAATGTTTGATCCTGACCGTTTACAGATCAACGGATTGATTAATATTTCTAACATTACAAGTGAATTGGATAGATTACCGGGTGTACAGTCTGTAGCTAAATTTGAAATGAAAAACTTATTTGATAAGAATTTAGGATATTCAGGTAACGTATATGATATGGTAGGTGCTACTAAAAATGGCATTATATATCCCAGCTTAGATCCATGTATATTCGAGATAAAATATCCTAATGCAGATATTAAAGTTCGAACAGTAAAACCTTAAAGAGTAACGCATGTACCACTTATATTATCCAGAACGAGATACTACATTATACGAACGATATCCGGAAAAAAACACGGGTATAGATCCTATATTAGATTTAATTAAACATGCTTCAGGATCGTTATTTGAACGACAAATACAAGGCGCTAATTATAACTCTAGATTTTTATTAGATTTTGGATCGCAGATAACAGCAATTCGTGACGCCATTGTAGCTGGCGATATTCCTCCTATTGGATCTAAATCTCAAAATTCTGCATCTGTATATTTAAATATACGTGCTGCACGTGCTACAGATTTACCTATAAATTATACCATTTATGCATTTCCAGTTTCTGAATCATGGACAAATGGCAATGGTAGATTTGACAATGTACCAGATATTTCTAATGGAGCTTCTTGGTACTATCGTGATAATAACAACCAAGCAACTTTTTGGAAAACCGGTTCGGCACATAGTAAAAATGATTTTTCTAACACAGTATCGTTAGGCGGTGGTACATGGATAACTGGATCTGGTTATGAGGCTAGTCAATCATTTACATACGAAGAGCCAGATATTCGTATGGATGTTACTAACATTGTCAAGCGTTGGGTAGACAATACAATTCCTAATCACGGTTTCATTATTAAAAGATCTAAAGCAGATGAAAATTCATACGATGTATTAGGCACTGTAAATTTCTACGGATTAGATACTCATACAATTTACATACCTAGACTTGAAGTAGCTTGGAACGATTCTGTGTTAACAGGTACTGGTTCTAGAACTGAAGTCTCGGGTGATATTTTTATCCCGTACATAAAAAATATTCGTAATGAATATCGTGAATCGGAACGTGCTACGTTTCGTATAGGAGCTCGGCCTGAGTTTCCGACAAAAACATATGCTACTAGTTCTAATTATTTAGAAGAATATCGTTTGCCTACATCTAGTTATTATAGTATACAAGACGCTGTTACAATGGAAACAATTATTCCGTTTGATACAGATGCTACTCAAATATCATGTGATGACAAAGGTAGTTTCTTTAAATTACGTTTGAATACATTTCAGCCAGAACGATATTATAAGATAGTTTTAAAGGTTGAACGCGCCGGCGGCGATGATGTGCAAGTGTTTAGTGAAGGTTTTTATTTTAAGGTAGTTAGATAATGGCTAGTAACAGATTTATAGACAGGGATAATCCTAAAGAAACGTCACGTGTAGATTTAAATACTACATTGTTAGACATTATGCAAAAGGAGTTTCCGAACGATCCTTTGTATAGTCAAGGATATTTAACTCCTACTCAGATTACAACACGTACTACATTAGTACCTCCGTTCAACGAAAGAGAAGTAACGGTAGCTGAGCGTAATGAGTATAATGTATTGCAAATGTCGTCAGGGTCTAAAACATATGCCGAATATACCTTAGATAAATCTTATCCAACTATTAATGACACAGATTTAGATGATTTAATTGACGAAGAATGGGACTTTTATGTTAAATCAGATATACCACGTCCAGTGCCTCCGACAGGACTATTTCTTATTAATACAGAAATAGAATTAAACCCTGTCGATTGGCATGATGCATATTTACAATACGGACCTACTACAATAACTGCTAGATTAAATGAAGGTATTGAGCCTGATACTGTAATACGTTCTACATTTTGTGTGTATTATGTAGAAAATGGACGTGCATTACCAATACCTAATTATCAAACTTTAGAGGTAATGTTAGTAGAACGTGGTAAAACATATGCTAATATTGCGGAAGCTACTTCAGAACAAGTACAACAGTTTGATATGGTATTAGATGGTACATTTGAAGGCGATACTACTTTAGGTAAACCTGACCCATTAGAAGAATTCGAGTTTCGTAAAGTATTAGATCGTAGCAATGACTGGAATTATCAAGTACGTTTCGAAAGTGGATATCGTCCAAAAGCTCCGTTTTATCGCGACCCTGGCGATTATTTAAAACCTGCAGGATATGTAGGCACGGGTGCTAGTGATGTATACATAACAGAAGATCCTAGAGATCTATACTTTGATCAAGTATTTCAAAAACAAACATACCGAGAAAAGTTACGTGTTAAATACGAAGGTAAAATGGTTATCTTAGACTGGCCGGTACCGTATGATGATGCTTTAGTAACTGCTGGTACAACAGGGGTACAGTCTGATGATTTAATCTTTGGTTTGCGTATGATGATTAACGGTTTTTGGAAACAAGTTACTGATGAAGCTGTAGCACGGACGTATGCAGCTTTAAATAATCTTAGTTTAAGTGAGTATCAGATAGGACAAGGACGTTACAGTGAAAATGGCTGGTTAAATTTATTGGTGGAAGCAGGGGGTATTGAGGTATTAAAAAATGATGGCATTGATAGTCCTGTATGGAACGATTTTTCTCATATTGTAGAACCAGATCGATTAGATATTATCGAATATCGAAATTATATAGATAATTACAGTAATAGCGGAGAACCGTTCAATATCGAATATCTAAAACCGTATGAACCAGAAGGTAGTATTACATATTATCCACCCGCACGTTTACGTGTATTGCAACAACAGGCAGCGTCACAAGCTGAAATTAATTCTATAAGAGCTGATATACAAGAACATTGGCCTAAACTAGCTGCACGTACATTATTAGCTGAATCTATTATTAATAGCCTGCTTGGTAGTTATGTTACTTTATACACTCAAAAATTAGGATTTCCGTCAGAACAACCATCTAACGATGAATTAAATACTCCGTTATATCGAATAATAACTGCTGATGAGCCATATCGCTATGTTAAAAAGAAACGTAACGGATTGAGAGAAAAAGATGCACGCGGTAATTTATTAGAATTATTTGAACGTAATGAACGTATTTCAAAAGGTGCTTTCGATAGTCCGTATGATGCTAACCGAATTATTAGTAATAATACTATTGGTATAGTTCATAGTATTACTAGTGAAAATGTCGGCAATGTCGGGCAGAATAGATTACCACGTAAAAGTGATCAAGGCGATGCTAATAGAATTAATTCATTAATGAAAGATACGTTATATATTAAACGTATGGTTAGAGCTGCTGTTATCCAATATAATATAAGCACTGTCGATGCGTCACAGGAAATTAATCTAAAATATTTCGATATGGATCCGTTATATGAAACAGCTAAAGACTCGGATGCTAAACTAAACGGTTTACGTGTAGATATACAAACAGCTAAAAACTTCTTGTTAGAGATAGATGATTTATTAGCTAATGCAGATTCATTAGAGGCGTTTCAAGATATTTATAATAGAATAATAGCATTAGATAATGACTTAAGTGCTATTAGTGACCAAGATATAAATGAATGTAATCAATGCCGTATCGACATCGAAACTACATTTAAAACGTTTATGGAAAAATTGTATAATTCAGTACAATATTTTAGACAACGTGTACATGACGAAGTCGGCAATGCAAGTAAGTTCGGAGTAGAATGGTCTACTTCAGCCCGAGCTCTTATGAATACATACTTACCTGGTAAGACTTTTGATAATTATTTACCGACAAATGACCAAGATTAAAACATGTCATTAGAACGATTTACAAACAACGAAGATATTCTTTCAAACGATGGGATTACACGTGGTATAGTCTGGAAAAAGGACGATATCAAATTACTTAGTTTAGATACTAAAGGCGTTACTCCTGAAGGTATTTCTGAGGTAGAAGTTCATGTTTATTCTAAAGACGGTGGATATATCAATAGTATATTGCCTAAAGATTTTACTTTACGTGCAAATAAACTATATGTTAATTATGCGGATGCATTAGGTATCTTAGGTATCAATCGTGGTGAGTTTGAAATTGTTACTACTATACACGAACCTGTATTAGGTAACTTTAATGACCGTATACTTCAAGTAAAAGAAATATCCCCTGATCGTCGAGAAATATTAGCCGCATTAATTCCAGTTGTCCCTGATAAAGTGGATGAGTATAAAAACGTAATTCAAAATTATTTGAATGAATATTCCCGAGTTTATGATCAAGATTTAGCTATAAATTTTGGTAAAAACAATGTATTTAAAGTTGTTAATCATAAAGGCTGGAATACAGATAATGAATTAGTTATTCGTTTATACAATGCATTACCGGATGATATTTTACTTAACGATACGTTTTGGGTTGTAGAAGAATTAGCCGATGCATATATCGATAATGTCAATTTAACCGTGCCATTACCGGTCGATGAAGTCAATTATCTGAAAGGTGCTAATTTTGATATTGATGAAGGTGCTGCTGTAATCACAGAAACTGAGTTTAAAAGCTGGAATGATTTGTTAGATGCAAATCTATCTACATCCCAGCAAATATTAGATCGTATGTTTTCCGGCTCTTTAACGGGCGTGCCGTTAGGTATTGATTATTCGGCATTTGATAATTTCGTGTTTTATAGTTCGGCATATGAACGTTTAGCTAATTTCAAATATAAATTAGAACTAATAGAATTTTATAACGATCGTATTGCTACATTAGATGCTGCATTAGGAGATGATGCCGGATCACTAACAAATAACATGACCGTTACACAACAACGTATTGATAATGTTATCGGATCGTTTGATGGATTTGAGCGTTGGTTATATTACGAGCCTACCGGTAGTTTAACTACACATGGAGTATCTGGTAGTTATTTAGGAGCTGACGGATACGTGATTGATCCATGGCCTAAATATTTAAGTAATGGCGCATATGTTGTACATGATCCATCATCTACAATAGCTACAAATTGGTTTGCAACTGCATCGGCAAATGCAATTTTGTATGATGATTTAAATGTCAATGCACTAACAAAAACAATACCCGAACATATTAGAGTTGATCCTAACAACAGCCAATATGACTTGTTTGTTAATATGATCGGCCATCACTTTGATATACTTTATTCTTATATAGATGCTTTATCTCGTAATTACCGTAACGAAGAACATCCTAAGTTAGGTGTTGGTAAAGATACTTTATATGACATTGCAAAGTCAATGGGATGGACTTTAACTAACGGTAATCAGGCTACTGCTTTATGGAAGTATAAGTTAGGTGTAGATTCAGGATCTGGCGCATACCAAAGTACTGGTAGTTTGTTTAGTAAATCTAACGAAGAAATTACTACTGAAGTATGGCGTCGTATTGTTAACAACTTACCGTATTTGTTAAAGACAAAAGGCACGGCCCGTAGCATTAAAGCTTTGATGTCATGTTACGGTATTCCACAAACATTGTTAAGTATACGTGAATACGGCGGACCTGCGATATCGGGAGATGCCCCTAACATTATCGAAAACCGTTATGCGTACATGTTAGCTGTAAATAATGATAGTAATCCAGCTATTGAAAATGGGGTTACATCAGTAACATATACTCCACCAGCTGGCGCGATTACACGAGAATTGCGATTTAGAACTATCTCTGGATCTTTTACTGATATGGAACTTTTTAGCGGCGGCGGAAGTACAGTAGATTTAGAATATTTTCCTTCTGGTTTATATTCTGGTAGTGAGGAATATGGACGAGCTGTTTTAAATAGTACTATTGCAACCCCATGGGCGCCTATATTTGACGGGGATATATGGAATATTCGTTGGTGGTCAATTGGCGGTACCGGACGTATACAGTTACAAAAAGCTAGCGATCATTTTACGGGTCGTATATCACATCAAGTATCAGCATCTGGAGCAGCTTCAGCGTTTTCTACTGCCGTAGCTACTATTGCTGGAGACTTTACTGGATATATACAAGAGTTTCGTGAGTGGAGTGAGTTCGTGTCGCAGTCAGTGTTTGATGATCATACACTTAACCCTACTAGTTACGCATCATCGACAAATGTAACAAGTAGTTATACAACATTACAGGTACATTATACATTAGGTAGTGATGGTAATGCGTATAACCATAACGCTAGTACTACAATTTCTTCAAGCCATCCTAATAGATCTTATACAGGGCGTAATGGTACTGCAGTCGGAGCAGTAGCGCCGCCGAATACGCAATTAGGTAACTACTTAGGCGTAGATGAAGTTTATTATATACAAGGCATATCATTCGGCGGTAATTTACCTAGATCTCAAAAGATACGTTTGGAAGACAATTATCTTGTTAGTAAATTATCGCCGACGAATACCGGAGAACGATCTAGCTATGATTATGCCCCGTTAGATAATAATAAACTAGGATTATTTTATAGTCATGCAGATCAAGTAAATAAAGATATATTCGACCAATTTGGTGATGCTGAATTAGATGAATATATGGGCGATCCGGGTGATGAGTTTGAAACGCAGTATCGTGATCTTCGTCATATATCTGATAAGTATTGGCAAAAATATACGGACCGTAACGATGTAAATGCATATATACGTATTTTCAGTCAATTTGATTTTAGTTTGTTTAGTCAAATCAAACAATTGGTACCGTTACGAGCTAATTTAGCCGCCGGGTTATTAATTGAACCTCATGCATTAGAACGCGCAAAAGTACAAATAACAAAACGACCGCAGGTAGAAAATCCGCAATACGACGCAGAAATACCTCAGCCTGACGCGTTAGTATTTGGTGAATATACTTTATATAGTGGTAGCATTGATACTACTAGAAATATTATAAGTGCTCAAAGTGTTTATCATTCTGGTAGTTACACTGGATATGATGAAACTGGCGATACATGGTTTGCTAATTTTGCAGGTATACAAAATCCTGGCCCAATGGATTATTGCACTATTGAAGTTAATCCGGCAGATGAAATGCCGTGGTTTACAGCTTCGTATAGAGATGTAATTAGTGCTAATACTAACACAGGTCAGTATTACGATTGGTATGTATATACTGGAGCTTCGCCAAATTTTTCTACATTGGACGGTTTATTAAATGATTATACAAACAATCGAGTTTCATTATTAACTAATACATCTGGCCCGAGACTTTGGACATATTTTTCTGCAGTGGGAGATCGTACTGATACATTATGTGCTGTACTAAATAATCCTCCATTTGACGTTGACGTTGATATTAATTTTACATTTAATGCTGCTACAGCTACAACTAATGGCTTTAATATCGGATCTGCTACTTTTTTAATGCGTGTAGGTATAGGTGTTATAGATTCTGATGGTCGATTAGAATCTGTAGGTAGTGGTTTCAATCAAAACGTATCTTTAAATACAGGTGGGTCGAAATCAGTGTCAGGTTCATTGGGAGGTGTACGTATACCATATACAGCTAAACGCGTTGCATTAACGTTACATTTTACATGTATAGCAAAAGGCCTTAATTCAGTTGGATGTATACAATTAGGAACTGCAGCAACAAATAACGGAGTAGTGCTTATAAAAGTACGTGAAGTATGCCACTCCGCTGAAATGCCGATAGTTGATCAGCCACGTTTAAGTAACATGTTCCAACGTATTGTTTATCATTATTCTGGTAGTTATAAAGGAGATTCATTGCATCAGCAAAACGCACGTCATGCATATAGTCAAAGTTTAGGATTATACTATAGACGTGAAGATGTACCTGCCGCATATTTCGATGATGAATTAGCTCAATATGAAAACTCACGATATTTAGGATGTCGTATATCTGCACCAGATATCAATTTACCTACAACTACAGAAAATGCAACAGCAATTGCCGGTACGCCTGTAATTGAAGTTTATGAAACAAATGCTAATCAATTGATATTTACTCAAGCTCCAGAATCACGTGGAGGTACAGGTAATACAGAGCCTGGTAACTTATTAGTTAGATAATTTGATTCAGGTATATATTTATTTAAAATAAGGATATAACATGGGTTATTTAAATAATAGTACAATTACTGTAGATGCTATTCTTACTAAAAAAGGCCGTGAATTATTAGCCCGCGGCCGTGACGAGTTCAAAATCACTCAATTTGCATTATCTGATGATGAGGTAGATTATGATTTATATAATACCGAACATCCGTTAGGTACTGCATATTACGGCGCTGCTATTGAAAATATGCCAATCATTGAAGCATTACCTGATGAAACTCAGATGATGAAATATAAATTAGTTACATTACCGAAAGGCACATCCCGTATACCGGTAGTAAGAGTTGCACAAACAGTTTTAAGTTTAGAGGCTGGAGAATCGACAATTATTTCGCCTTCAACTGTTAACTTCCAGGGAGGTAATCGTCAATTTGGGTACACTGCAATTCTAGGAGATTCTGATGTAGCTGAGATTAGAGCTACCAGATCTGCACCAGGCGCAGCTGCAGCTCCCGCAACAGCGCAATTCATTGGCGATTCAGAAGCGGCGCAAAGCATTACTGTTACAGGCACTGAATTTGAAATTACAGCTAAACCTCAATATACAGCTGATGCTACTACTACATTGTTAATCATTGGTAATGAAACTGGTGGAAGAGCGTTAGTTACTATAACATCTAAACTTATAACGGTTGCAACGGCAGCAGTAGAATTGAGATAATAAAAGGATTTATAAATAATGGGAACATCTAGAAGCGCAGCAGCAAACAGTAGATTTACGGAAGCACGAGAAACAGGCCGTACCAACGGAGCTTCCACCTCGCGTGCCAATGCTGCTATTAGCAACCAAGTAGAATCATTAGCTCGTCAGTTAGCAGATAATATTATACGTGAGCGTGATGCTGCTCGTCAGCGTACGCGTTTAGGTAGGATTTATACTACATTTGATGCTGTAGAAGACATATTACCTAACAATGTAGAAACGTTAACACGTGGATTGTTTTCTGGTAATACTGGAAGTTTAACGCAAGGAATGTTTACTTCATCTACTGCTACTGCAATACAAAAATCTTATTTTATAGAAGTATTTAATAAGAATCCAAATACTGCAACGGATGCTGAAGTGCAATTATCTATAGCGTATGGACATTATGAAGGGTCTGGCTCTACTGATTTAACGGGCAATTTAAATAATGATACTCCAACGCGTGCAATTTATAAACAATATGCACAAATTTTATTGCCACCTAACGATTTTAAATTTACATTTAATGGTGTAGATTCTGATAGTATTTATATATTAAATTTCAATAGGGCACGTTTTCGCGAAAAATTAGACCCAGGTAATTTAGAAATTAATATAAAAGATGTCGGAGCTAATTATGTATTGCGTTTAATAGATGATTCATCAACAGCGCCTGCCTCAGTTGGCGAAGGGGGAGCTGTTTATAATATCGTATCGGGCAGTATCGATGATGGTACTAGCATTTATTCACCTACTACATATTATGGGTTAGTGTATCCGCAATACGGCATTGTCATATTAAACGGCAATAGTTTAGATGCAGACGACCCTGCAGGTGTCACGTTAGCTACAGACGTCGGTGATGGTGTAGCTGCTACAAATCCAATGCGTTTATTTAATCAGATTAGTCAGTCGATTGCTTTAGCTGGTACAGATCAAACGTTTGGTATACAAGCTCGTTCCAGTGAACAAGTAAAATCAACGTATTATTTTGTACGTGTTAAGAATGGTGAATATAATTATTCAAACAATCCTACTTTCGTAAGTGGTTCATTAGGAGCTTTAAAATATCCAACTTTTTATCGTGACCCGCAAACTTATATTACAACAGTAGGATTATATAATGATCGTCGTGAATTGTTAGCGGTAGCAAAATTAAGTCGTCCATTATTGAAATCATTTACTCGTGAAGCATTAATTAAAGTTAAATTAGACTTCTAAAAACACTATGCCGGTTATTCCAACAGTATATAATACTATACGTCCCGGCGACTATCAAACTAATACTGTAAAGGCATATAAACGCTATACAGTAACTAATAGTACGTTTTCAGCTTCAGGATATAGAACACATGACGCTATATGGAAATTACATACACCAGATGTAGGAGATCCTAGCGTAACATACCCTACAAATTATGACGGTACAAACAAACATGTTGTATGGAAATCCGTAGACCATAGATATTATCGTAATCCGTATGACCCTGCCAATTGTCATGAAGGCACTAATCAACAACGTACAGAAAAAAATTATTTTTATTCTGCTAGCATTTTATCTTGTCCTTATCTTGACGTAGGTGAAAGCATTAAACCAGGTACAGTAACTGTTACTGCGGGGGGTTGGACTTTACAAGACGATGGCAATGGTAATTTACGTGATACAAACATTAGTACTGCTAGTTTTGCTACTGCTAGCCGATGCTTTTTTTATATGTCATTTAACAATGAATTTAGACAAACGGAAGGCCCAACAGGGTTTGTTGTTAGTGGTAGCGTTGATTATGTACTGCGTAATGTAACACGTAAAGCTGAAGCTCGTAACATAACTATAGCTACCGGCGTTACTACTACTAGTACAGTACGTCCTAGTGGATTATGTGCTGAAATTAATACTGATGAGATTGGTAATAGTGGTATACGTATACCGCATGATCCGATATTCAATAATTTCAATAGTTGCGATCGATGGACAATTAGTTTATGGGTTTACGATGATACTAAAGAAGCTGTTATTTTATCTAAAGGGCCGGTAAAAACTGGGCCTTATTTAGATGCTAGTACCGGTAAAATAACTGTACAAACCATTATTGACCCAACTTGGCCAAGTCCAATTGATTCATCAGGCGAATATACTAATCGTCGTACGCCGTTTATTTTATTAAATGACGGTGCTAATAGTATACGTTTTATTTGTAGTAACGGTACAACATATACAGGAGTGACAGGTGCTAGTACTGGCGGAGCTTGGAATCATATAGTCATACGACGTAACAATACAAATTTAGAGATGTTTATTAACGGTAGTTCAGTTGGAACTTCTACAATGCCCAAAGAAAGTACTGCAAATTCTTCAGATATTGAAATTGGATGTTTTGGTGGTTATGATAATACGTTTCAAACGTCGGTAGACGAAATACGTTTTTATGATTATGCAGTTTCAAATGCACAAGTTACATCATTAGCTGGCAGAACATATGCGGCGCCGACATTATATCAAACAAATGTAGTCGGTAATGTATTTTATCGTAACGGCCAAATTGTAATATCATCGCCTATACCTAGATACAATTATACTTCTGCATTATTAAATAGTTCTAATACATGGACAGTTACATATCGCGGCGTACATCGTATTTATGAAAATGAAGTACTCGTACGCGTACCTGCAGGACAATTCAATTATACCTTAAACCCGTCAGCTACATATAGGCCGGGTACAGCACAAGCTGCAAACGATTGTAATACTAGTATAAATGGGGCACAATCAAACAATGGTCCAGGTGATGTTTATTTAGATATGTTTGTATCTGGCACGGTAGGTCCTTACATAACTACCATTGGTTTATATAATGATAAAGCTGAACTCATAGCGGTAGGAAAATTAGCTAATCCGATTACTAAATTAGATGATGTTGATATGAACTTTATTATTCGTTGGGACTATTAATATATTTATATAAAATGGATAACGAATTCGACGAATACAATTGGTTTCCTGATAATATGTTTTAAAAAGGATTAACGAGTTATGTCATGGCGTAGTAAATCTAAGACCCGTACAGCCGCGCAAAAATTAGGTTATAAATCTGGCTTCGAAGCTAAAATTGCAGAACAAATAGATTCTATTGTAGTACCTGCAAAATCAATGTACGAAATTACAACTATTAAATATACAGTACCAGCACGCGATTCTAAATATACAGTTGATTGGACATTACCTAATGGTATCTTAGTAGAATCAAAAGGTCGATGGACACGTGAAGATCGTAAAAAACATTTGCTAGTTAAAGAACAACATCCGGAACTAGACATACGTATCGTCTTTCAATCAGCTAACACTAAGATTAGCAAAG